ATCTCGAAGTATTCACCTATAGAGCTTATTGATTCCGAAGTTATAAATCCATCGTTATCGAAGTTATCAGTCGCAGAAGACGAAATCCCACCTGCTAGAGTACCCGTTATGCCCTCTCCAAAAACAGTTATTGTTTCGTCCCCTATAGTTGTGGGGTCTGTAGCAATCTCTTCTAACAAGTGAACCTTAGGAGCTGAGAATACTCTCGCTGAAGTACTTTGAGACTTAATCCCTAAGTGATATTCAGAGCCTTGAATAACAGGATAACCACTTCTAGCATGAGGTACCCATGTAGAACCATCTCTTAATGTGTCAATAGAGATATATCCATTCTCATCAATACCGCATCTTACTTTTATAGGGTTACCCGCTAACCAATCCGCTTGTTCATTAGTTCCGTTAAAGTTTGACCAACCTGAACGCATTGAATACGTTGTATTCGCTCCGTAGTTAGTCCATGAGCCGTTGGGAGTTGGGTGAAACCAATGTGAAAATTGGAATCCATAATGAGCTGAGTTAACAGATGCAAAGCTAGTAGGGTCTGCGTAGTTAGAATTACCACTAAAAAGGCCATTATCATAACTATCTTGAGTGTGTATAAGACCGAAGCCGATAGTTCCCTCACCTCTAATATCAAAAGTATAATACTCTCCCGCCTGATTAATTGTGGCGACTGACTTTAAACCCGCATAATTTGCGTATCCTGAGCCGTCATAAGTGAATATATCTTCACCTATTGGGTCGATAGCGTCTGCACCCTCTAACGTGAAACCTGAATCAACTCCGTTCACGTCTGCAATCATGGTCGAATAAGGGTCTGATATAACAACTGATTCAAAAGCTCCAACTGTAAACAACTCATTAAGCGTGTTAATGACGTCATTAAGACCTCCTGAGACACTTTCTCCGTTAACTGATACCAATGTATGGTCGAGCTTCTTAAAGTGGTTTAAATCGCCTAATTCAGATACTATTGTAATGCATCCGTCACCATTATCAATTGCTTTAATAGTGTTTACACCGAACTCAAAGCCATTATCAAACATGATTGATGTACTCGTGGCATCTAATTTAAACCCCATTGATTCACCTGTGAGGTCAGTTCCTGAGCCGTCACCACCTGAAGTACCTGAAGTAAGGTTGGCTTGTTCATTAATGTAAGTTATAACCTCTGCAGTCGTATAGCCTAGAGCTGAAACAAGGTCTTGACCGTCTTTGTTCTGAACTCTATTAGGGTTTAATCTCTTGAATATTGTTCTAAATGTAACCCCATCTGATTCAAACCTGTCGTTTCTTTGAACTACAATTCTATCCTCGTCAACCTTTAAAGTTGCTACAATAGTATTTAGAGGTTTCGGGTCTACCGTTGAGTTGATAAAGAAGATAGAGCTATTCTCAATATCTCCGTATATTTTAATACTTGCCATTTTATTTATTTATTGATATACCAAGTTAAAGCTCTTAATTTAAGAACTCCTTGAACATTACATTTAATTTGAAATCTACATTTTCCCGCGTCACCTACTCCGTTAGTATCTATAGTGTCACCTACAAAGAATGATAACATAGGCTCTGATAAGTAGTCTTTATCCGCTCCGTTTTGCATTGATAGAGACACCTCTTCAATAGCGAAGTCATCGCTAGGTGTAGTACCTGAATGACGGTTAAACAATAACCTAGACTCTAATTGTCCCTCATCCTCTTCAGGCTCGAATGCCATAGACGAACGGAAGTTAGCGAATGAATCTAAGTCTAATCCCTCAAGTTTAAATATTACAGGGTCTCCGATTGCACCCGTTCCCTCATGACCAACTACCTGAGCCGTCTTCATGCCTTGAGGTCTTCTGTCAAATAATCCGTTTGTACTTGTAGTCATAACCACGTCAACCCATTGATTAACATTGTTAGCATCTATAATAGTCTCTGTAGCATTGCCATCAAAATAGAAGTCAGATAACATACCATAATAACCCTGTGTCAATAGCGTAGCTTGTGATATTACTGCGTCTAATGGTGTTAAAACAAATTCACCTTTTGCGTTAGCTAAAAGAACATCGTTTTCGTTAGGTGTACCTGACACTAGACTCGTGTCCCCTGCACTATTCTCTATATCTCTTGACGTGTTAGACTTGTTAATATTTCTAACCGCCTCTATGTCATCAAAAGGGTGTTGAGAGTCATCCGTCTGTTTAGATGTTACTCTGCTTAAATTTCTACTCATTACTTCTTTTTATTATCTATTGATTTTAACTTGCTTATTGCCCAATTAACCCCTGAAGTACCACCCCAACCTAACCATGCGACATAGCCTCTGTCTTTCCATGGAGTTGATTTGAATTCAGCACTTACCTCTGCGTTCTTTTGGTGACGTTTAAAAGATGCCATACGTGCGATAGTTGACCTTGAGATGTTTTCACCCTTTGCGAGTTGATTGGCTCTTGTCCAACCTGTTCTAGTCATTCCCTTAACCTCATCACCATGCTCATCTCTCCACTTTAAAACCTTTTTAGCGTTGTTTTTAGCACTCTCAGGATAGTCGTTGTAGGTCTTTAATTTCAATAAGTCCTTTAGTTCTTGTATTTGGTTTTGAGTATACATCTTAGCCTCTAACTCATCTGCAAAAAATCCCTCAATGGAGAAACCTTTTATCTCTTGGCTCTCTGCTTTCTTGTATATCTCATCAGTAACTTTCATAGATACCATCCAAGTTCCCTCAGGCAAATTCATGCCATAGTCTTTAGACTTATCGTTCTTACCCTCTATAATCCATGACTCTACAACGGTCATACCTTTAAGGTTCTTCTTATGCTCTAATGTAGCGTTAGATTGATTAGCCTCCATGAAGAACTTTTCAGATGCTTTCCTAACTGTCTCCTCACTAAAGAAGATGTAAAACTCCTCTTTTGTCTTAGGGTTTACTCTAAAGATTTTTTTATTAGGGATTAAGGCAGGACCAACTAGGACTCCTCGTTTCTTGTCTATTGCCTTTAACATTGTTTGGTCATTTAGAGCTATAAACAACTCTTCAATAGCAGGATTCTCAACTACCGAAATAGCATTTACTCCTGACATCTCATCATTATCATCTATAATTAGCTCTACAATCTTATCTTTTTTAGCCATACAATAATAACTTTTTAATGACCATTTTGTTCGTTAAATCATTTTGAGACTAATATATATAGTATATAGATATATTACGAAGTAATATAGATATATAGTATATATACTCCTATGGTTAACAATTGGGTGCATGATTCAAGCAAACCCACGTCCCTATTGGGCTCGTCCATGGTTGATTATTGGGTGCAAAATAGCCTTACCTGGTGATGACTTGGTGACGACATACCTCTATCCCGCGTCAGTAAAGGGACTCTAATGGTTGCTAACTTGGTGATAGTATTCTACGTGTTACTACTTAGATGTGAAAATTAATTTAATTTTTTTTGCTAAAAAGTTTGGTAGTTTAAAATATGTGCGTATATTTGTATCAACAATAACACAAAAACAAAGCAAAATGAAATTAGTTAAAACATCAGACAGAATCACACAAGTAAAACAAGGTAATAAAATCTTATTCGAGGTTATAGCAAATAGAAAACTAACTCGATTCAGTGGAGTTAAAAGTGGCTTAGGTATAGTGTTAGAGTGTAAGTCAATAGATGAGTGTGTAGGTAAAACATTAAACAAGTTAAATATTATCAACGAAGATTTTAAAAATAGGTTAATAACACTTTAAAAACAAATAAAATGGAAACAAGAAAAGATATTCTAGAAGAGGTTGTTTACCAACTAGAACTAAGGGGTGTAGACCCTGACTTAAACATTGTAGCAATGTATTCAAACAAGGAATTAACTGACTTTTTAAAACACCTTAAAAACAAATAAAATGACAAAGAACGAAATCGCAAACGAGATAGAATACCGACTAGGTATAGATACAAAAGAAGTAAGGATTTATAAGGGGCGTTACTTCGCTATAGAGCCTACTCCGATAGAGTACGGATATTGGATTCACGAGATATTTATTAAAGGCTTAGAGATAGACTTTAGGATAGTAAATGAGGTGTCCTCAATGAAAGAGGTGGAGGAATACTTTAAGGCTACTTTCGAATGATTGTAGCCTTAATAGCACTCTTGTTGGTGATTAATATTTACGCTAACACTCTAGACTAGAGAGTAGCAAAATCTTCTACCTTTCTATCTAATGCCTGAGCCGAAGTTACCTCACTCGAAACGACGTAAGCCTTAGTTGGTTGTTGTTGTAGTTCAGCTAGTTGATTTATATTATTTTCACCTACAATGTTAAAATTCGGAGCTTGTACAGAGGTTGCTCCACTAGTAGTTGAGGGTGTTGAAGCCACGCTTCTGTCTGAACCCTCGAATTTACTAGAAGCTATTTTCGTGATATTAGCTAGTCCCATAGCCCCTGCTATACCCGCCTCTATAAAGCGACCCCCTGGAATTGGGTTCGTAGTTGCTAACGCTCCCGTTATACCCTTAGCTGTATCTGTAACCGCACCTGCAAGGTTTAAAGCCTTTTGAATGTTAAATTGTCTCTTAGCGTTCTTTTCGTTGTTTGTAGTAAAAGCACCTACTAACTCAGACATAGCACTAAAGGACTCAGAGGCTAAGTCGAATTTAGCATCATTTAATCCTTGGTCTATCTTCTTTTGTTCATCTACTGACTTTTTATTCAAGGCATCAATCTCTCTCTGTCTTTCTTTTTCTATGAAGACAGTTGATTCGCCATACTTCTCAGCCAACTTGACTAAAGCATTGTACTTGTTATTTGTGGCTATTATCTCTAATTGATTCGCAGACATTACATCTGACGCTTGAGCATTTAAACTATTCTTTGTTATCTGTCTAATCTTCTCAAGGTCTGACTTCTTCTTATCCTCTTGTTCTTTGTTTAGTTTATTTATGTCTGCTAATAACTTCCTAGTATCTGCTATTTCTTTATCTCTAAATTTCTTTTTAATCTTGTTAGCAGTTTGTCCTAGTTGCTCCTCGTACAATTTGACAAGTCTCTCCCTTTCGTTTTTCTTTAGGTTTTCATTCTTTTTAGTATCCTCTATGAGCCTATCAAACTTTGTTTGATTAATCTCTAACTCTCTGTCTAAGCCCTCTTTTAATAAAGCGTTTTCTATGTCCTCAATCTTACGTTTTGCAGACAATCTATCTGATAAGTATTGTTTATAGTCGTTTAGTTTTTTGTTGTTATTAGTTGTTTCGTTAACCATTAATTGCGTCTCACTTTCAGCAATGCCATCGTTTAACTCAATAAGTCTCTTCTTCCTTTCCTCTACTATCTCTCCTGTCCCTATAGTAGCTAATTGTTTAGCTGCCTCAGAGTTCAAAAAGAACTCTAACTCCTTTGCCTCTTGTTTCATGACGGCAACCGAATCCTGTATTTTTTGCTGTCTTAGTTTAAAGCTACTCTTACCCTCTGCCTCTAGCATGGCTATTTCTCTATCGAACTGAAGTTGCCTCTGTCTAAACGCTTCAGCTCTCACTTCTTTCTCTTTTTCAATTCGCTTTAACTCCTCTTGACTTCTCTTTCTTTTTTCTTTTGCCTCATCACTCTCAATGATGCCTAAGGCTTGCAGTCCCTTACCTATCAATTTAAAGGCCTCTATAGCTAGCGTTATAGGTAAAAGTACTATCTTCATAACACCTCCTAATTTATCAAAAGACTGAATACCTTTTTTGATGAATCCTGTCACCTTACTAAAATTGGCGATGAGTAGCCCGATACCCACAATCAGAGCACCGATTCCTGTGGAAATAAGCGCTATTCTAAGAAGTTTCAACCCTTTAGTTGCCACACCCTGAGCCGTTGCATACGCATATGTTGAAGAGGTGAGTATTTTGGTTCTTAAATCTTTCAATAATAACATTGAAGCACTCTCTTTTTCAAGTGACTTAGCTATCTGATTTACAGAGTTTAAGAGCATCTGAGCTGCCATTAGTTTCTGTAAACTCCTTTGAAGTTGCTCATTCTCTGAACCAGCTAAAGCCATGGCAGACTGAACGGCTCCAAAACCTGCGACACCTACACTAGCCAACTCCATGACTCCATTAAGTGTTCTATGGTCATCAGCTAAACGCTTAGTCTCGTTTTGAATATCGACATATTTATCACGTAGTACGGAAGCCTTTTCAATGGCCTCTCTACCGATAGGGGTTTCACGACCTGCAGATAACGCAATAGATTGATAAGCTTGAATTTGCTTATTCATATCACGTACATTCAAAGGCGTCTCTTTGACTATTTTATCAATAGCTTTTAATTGCTTGTCGAATGACTGACCACTCTTTAATACAGAGTCATAAGCTTTCTTAGTATCCTTAATAGCCTTATTAGCTTTATTGATGTTAGTCGCTGTCTTATCTGCGTTATCTTTAATATTAATATTGATATTCTTATTCTCCATGTTTAATTACTTTAGTCTTATTTGCTGTTTTAATTGCTTTAGAGCCATCTTTGAACCTCTCGGTATACAATACAATCCCTTAGCTATTTGAACGCTCTTAGAGGCGTTCTTATAGTCTGATTGTCTTAATGCTTGAATTATTTGTTCTATCATGTTATGATTGTTGTTGTATTATAACAAAGTTACTTGAGGTACTTCCGTTTAAATATGTGTATTGTATCTCGAGAACATACTGAACTTGTGAACCTCCTGATGTTTGCTCTTGACTAACTAGAGAGATTCCATCTTCAGTAACTAGAGTGTCTCCATTTTCAGCTAATAAGAAAGCCTCTGAAGTCGTGTTTTCAGGTATACAAACCGTTATATTTTGTTCTGATGTTATCTGACTAGGTGTTATGCTTGTCGTATTACTAAAGTAGTCTACTACATCTGCCTGTGAGACATTATTAGGGAATGATATAGGAACGGTAATACATTGAGCTGTTGAGTCTGTTTGTATAACAGGTACACTAGGTGACTCGCTCTCTGCTATAGTCTCCTTAAAGTCCATTAATAAATCTAATTTAACCTCTTGAGTAGTGATGTTTATATCTAGAGAGTTAATCATGTACCTCTTACCTCTTATAATAAGCCTATCGTTTAGCTCTAAAGATGACAATATATCAATTGGAAGTCTTGCAGATACCTTAACATTTCTATTCTTTAGGTTGTATAGGTTGCTTAAATACTCGTTGTAATAAGAGCTATATAATGTGTTGTCTATAGTATTGCTAGTTGCCGTTGATATCTCAGGAGCAAAATTAAGAGTGTAATCAATTCCGTTAACAGTTAAGTCCTGACCAAATGAAAGGAACTCTGTCTCAGTAGAGTTGGATATATTAACGTCTTGAGTAGTTAATCCGTTGGCGTATAGTATAGTAGGCTTAGGGATATACTTAGTTAAGTCACTCTTTATAGTGTAACCTAAATGTAAATTAGATGTATCGTAATTAGAGAACATTATATTCTCAAATGGTAGCTTTATATTGTACTCTCCACCATCGTAATTGAATCTATTTTCAGTTGAGCCGTAACCCCTACCGAATTGGTCTAAGAACTCTGCGTTAGTAACACTCTCACTCTTCTCATATTCAAAGTTAATTCGCTTAAATAGAGGTACCTTATTTATCTCTGCCTTGCTAGAATCTACATACTTAGTTATATCGTGTACACTTCCTTTAGCGTAGAATGTGTCTAAGGGCTCTACTTGGTAGACATCGTTTCCTAATCCGTAACACGTCAAATTGAACATACTCAACAAACCCTTAAAGAAATCCATTACTTTCATTTCAGGAGCATAAGACTTAATATCTATGTCACCAATAAGAGCTACGCTAGATGTCGCTGTATAAGTATTCGTGTCTGTTAACTCTGTTAACGAGGGGTCTTGAAAGGTTGAGCCTTGTTGTTCATATGTAAAAGAGAAGTTACAAGTCAATGGTCTATCTGCGTAAATTCTATATGTAAAGTTTCTATTTAAACTATTATTCACAGAACCAAAAATCTCATCTACATTAATCTGTCTGTCCGTTACGTTTCCTGAGCCTCCTAACGTCTTGAATAACGCTCCGTTGTCATATACCTCAATATAGTAAAAAGCACTAGCATCACTAACATTAGATACGCTAACTTTGGTTACGTGTTTGGTTGTATTTAATGCATCTACTTGAGTATGAAATGGAGATAAGGTGACACTAAATAAAGAATTCCAAGACTCTTTCTGATAGCTTATAGAATCGTTAACTATGTAACCCCCTCCACCTGAAGTGGTTAGAGGTAGTGATTTACTCTCAGTTCTGAATGTCATATCCTCAGCGTTCTTAAACAACATGTATGCATTCATGAATCTAGCATCCCCAAAGAATGTTCCTGAGAATGTTATCCCATACCTAGATTGAATCTTATTAATGATTGTTAATAGATTGACCGCAGGGAACAACTCTGTGTAGTCTATATTGTCAGTAACTGCAGATAGTGTTCTATTAAGTATCAAAGGGAATTTAACATCTGCTATATTAGATGTCGTTATAGAGTTTCTTACATTCGACTCAGTATAATTGTAGTTAATGTCTGATAACTCAGTCATGTCAGATATCTTCTCTTCTCCAAACTTATCCTTAAGGCTTGTTAGGTTACCGTAGAATGTTATCTCATAAGACTCTGCTTGTCCGTCTTTAACCTTAGCTTTGCTCATTGATATCTGCCCCTCTCTGAAAGGAACTAAGTCTATCTCTATAGATGCGTTACGTCTTAGATTTTGGTCGTATGTCATGTTAACATCTGACTCATAGAAGTGTTCAAATATCTGATTATTCTTAGGTGAACAAGGCACACTAAACGACTTAGAGAAGTCAGTCTTAACCTTGTCAATCTCTTTAATGTTTTGTTGACTAGATTTTATAGTGATGTTCTCATCTTTGAACAACTCTAATCTTTGACCCTCTATATATATCTGAACTGAACTCATTAGACGATGCTATTCATATAGTTATTAGCGAACTTAAATTTCAACTTGTAGTTGATTGTCTTATTGTTAATGCTCTTTTGAACGTCAATAGACTTGGTGTCTATTTTAGCAGGTTTACCATTGACTAATATTCTCTCTGATAACATAATCTGTTTGACCTCTTCACCGTAAGCCTCAGTAACAAATCCTGAATTACCCTCGATAGACTCTGAGCCGTTAAAATTGAATGAGCTCATTTGAGCCTCTCTAACGCTATAATTAACTAAGTCCGAATGTAGACTACTGAAATCTTTAGAAGATGCACTAAAAGACGTCTTAGACACCTTGTATAAGAATGTACGTGACCATGCTCCATGTCTATTTACATAGTCAATGAATATAGGTGTGTATCTCTCTTCACAAACAGGTTTGAATGTAGCTGTAAAATCAACTCCAAATGTACTGTTAACGAGCTCGAATATATTACCATCCTCTAGGTTGGTGTGATGTACCCTAGGGAACACTCTGACTCCTGCCGTAGATATCGTTTCACTTGTTACCGTTCCGTCTGCTAGGTTTCTATACCTTGCTATGTCGTTTACGTTGGTCATGATTGTGATATCTCCCGCTCTATTCTCATCTGAAGACAAGTTGTTCATATCAGGCTTATGATAAGTATACGTCCCCTCATCGAGCATAACTCTACCAAGGTCTACATTGTACCCCTCAGTAAACAATCCGAAGCCGTCAAAGGCTTTATATGTTACATTGCTTAGAGTTGATAGAGTACCCGATACATCTTTGATTCTCTTTATACGTACATTTGCGTAGTATGAGCTATTCAAATCCACGTTGTAAGTGTTGTATATTGCGTTAGTGTTAGATAGGTTAATGTACTCTCTAATAAATGGCGACACATTGTAGGTAGTCAATGAGTTGGTTGAGCTAGGTACGTTCTTAGATAGTGTATAGGTCGGGTTAGTTGGTTCAGTGTCTCCCTCTGACCATATCGTTAGTTCTACTTTACTACCTGTTTGTAGTGACTCATCTATGTCGATAATGAATGGCGACCTTGTATATATACGACTCATTTGGTTTTGTTTATCTCTTTAATTGTTGTATCAATTGTTTGTTTTAATAACTTATCTAAGACTAATCCGTACTTAGTAGTTACCTCTTTAGATAGTGTCTTATAATGCTTCTCGAATGGCTTAGTAAAGAACATTGTTTTCTTTATACCATGCTTCTGAACGTGTCTACTCAATGCGAACTTTAAACCCTTAATAGATACGAACCTACCTGTCTTTGGGTCTTTACCTGTAGTTAGCCCTCTAGATATTGCCCACTTATGAAACACCCTTGGAGGCGGTGCGTTCTCAGGGCCTGATTTGTATGAATAATCTGATAGTGACTCACCTGACTGAGTACCCTTGACACCTCTATCTTTAAAGAATCCGTATGGTAACATAGTAAAGGTTATCTGTATAGAGTTCTTAGATACTTTGACTTCACCCTTGATAGAGTCTCTTAACGTACCCGTGTTAGAGAACTTAGTAGAGTTCTTTTTAGCCTCGTTTACAATACCCTCTTTGAAAGTGTCTAGGTATGTATATAACTCTTTCTTATCCATCCTAACAAGATGTCATCACGTTAGGAGTCTTAACCGTCATTGATAGCGTGAAACCTGCGACTACATTCTCGAATCTATCTGTAAATGGTTCTGCAGTTGGTTCACCATCTAACTCAAATCCGTCTCTATACATATCGCCTCTAGACATGACCGCACAAATACGCTTCATGACTTCGAGTTGTGTGTTTAGTATGTATAGCTCATTGTCATTCCCCTCGAATCCTGTAGATGCATCCTTGCTGAAGTCTACAATATCCATCCCTATAATTGAGACGTTGTAAGAGGTAGTCTGTGAGCCTATAGTTACATTGTTAATAACTATATGAGCTAACGGGAATAGAGTAGCTTTACTCAAGTCTAAGTCTAGTATATCGCCCTGTGTTGTAGTGGTTACAATTGGGTCGTTATCTAGGTGTTCCTTTAGTCTGTTTATTAAATCGAAATACATCATTTGCTATACATTTTTTTTAGTTCTTGATTCTCTATTGTTTGCTTCTGTGTTTCAAAGGTGAGAAAGGTAAGGGATTCATGTAGTCCCATTCTAACGACTTCTTCAAACCGTAAAATATCGCCTTTTGCGATTGCGTAGATTGATTGATACCATCCCCAATTGCGTCCAAATTGCCCTCTACTTGTGAAGTCTTTTTCTGAGTCTTCTCCTCCTCCTCCGAAGATGTCAGGATAGCTTCTGATAACTCTATCCCTAAACGACAAAAAAAAACCGTTGACGACAACGCAACTGATACAGGGAGTTCTTTGAATAGCTCATGGAAGTGTTCAGAGCCGTCGTAAGCCTTTATCTCATACTTGTCACCTATCTTCAACTCTACGGGTCTATACATAACTGATAGAGCTTTGTGATATGTACCCCAATCTTTTAAGCCCTCCTCTAAGTCGATGTATTCCCCGAGGCTAATTTTCTCGAGGTTAGGAATGAAACCCAAATCCATGCCATTGAATTCTATCCTTGTCTTGAACTCAGGCTCCTCAGAAAACAAACTCGTTAAATGGTTAGTTACATCTACTATGGAATTGTACTCTATATTAAGGACGTCTCTAATTGGTATACCACAGAATATGGATATCATCTTCTGAGCTAAGAACTCATTGTCGTTGGTGTTCTTTTGAACCTTAACGAATTCTTGATACTGACCTACTGTTATCTCCTCTAGTGAACTTGGTACTCTTAATTTCATATATATATAACCTATTAATTTAAACTATGTTATAAGCTCCCTTATGGGCATTTGCTAATTGATAGCTAACGGCATAACGCAAGGCATCGATTCCATGATTGTATTTATCACATGGTGTCTTAGATTTGCGTTCTAACCAACTATAATTATTAAGCTCTTTGATTAGGTCTACACTATCCTCATCTATCACTAGGTCGTAATCCTGAAGCAATGAGATACCATATACAATAGAGTCAGCCCCCTTGATTGTTGGGACTACATTATTGCCTAATGCTTTTAGCTCTGATATTAGACGTGGCTCTGCGCTATCACCTACTATAAGTGATTTACCTGCATGAGATGTATTTAGAGAAGCTATCTGAGACGTTGTAAGACCTTGCTTGTACATAAGTAGCTTGACGTAGATAATCTTATTAGACTTGTCTATAGACGTCTTAACGAGTGTCGAGGGGTCATTGCTGAATCCGTAATCCTGTCCGTATACTGAGGTAGCAACTTCCTTAAACTTACCTACTGACCAATTGTCGAATATAACACCCTCTGCCTTATCTAACCAACCCCCTAGTATTTGGTGTTTATACTTGTTAGGTCTACGTTGTTTAATGTTCTCTATTTGGCTTAGGTAACTATCTGATAGATTCTCTTCGTTGTCTAGGTAGGTAGTGTGTATATAGGTAACGTCATTCTTGACTGTGTTGGTTCCTGCTTGAACTCCTCTATTCTCGAAGAACCTTTGATATATGAAATGCTCCTTTGTCGTA